GCAACATACACAAGTGAAAATATGAAAAATATAGAGTATAAAACATGGATAGAAAATCTTGAAACAAAAGATTTTATACCATTCTTTACTATTGCTGATAGTTTTAATATTAACCCTATAGTTTTAAATATTCTTACTACAACAGAAAAGGAAAAAATTTCTGAAAGTAGAAAAGATAAAAATGAGTTAAGCAGCACAGATGAAAAAGAAACTGTAAAAACACTTATTCTCCCTACGCTTAGAGAAAATTTCAAGGATGCTGCAGACGTTGAATTTAATGAAACTAATAGTACTATTGATCTATACCCTAAAGGCAAAGTAGCTAACGCTATTAGGCAATTAATGATTAATAAAGATGATAAAAAATTAGTAGAAGCATATAATGATATGAAAGAAAACTTTAAAGAAATGTCTAAATCTACTGCTAAATTAAGTAAAAATTTAGTTATTAATTTAAAAAATCCAAATAATAATGATAGAACACTTCTTAGTATAATGGATGGAAATATTGTTTATGATTTTATGAATGATAAATAATTTTTGAAAGGGAGCTTTATAGCTCTCTTTTTTATATGATATAATAATATTATATATAAGTAGATTGTCGCATTTCTACTTTCCATAATTAAGAGCTGCTTTTATTAGTGGCTCTTTTTTTATTTTTTATACAAATAATACTGTTTATTTTTTTCTTTGCCTTATATAGTATCTTATATAGTATCTTATATAGTATCTTATAGATAGCTGAAAAGCCTTGATACAACTAAGATATAGCATTTTAATGTGAAGTAATTTTTTCTTAATGTGAGGTAATTTTTTCTTAATGTGAAGTAATTTTTTCTTAATGTGAAGTAATTTTTTCCATTTTAAAATTAGTTAAAGTTTTAAATGTTTATTTATACACATTTAAAAAGTTAAAAACTATATAAGCATTGATATAACTGATACATAGCCTGTGTATAAATATGTGCATAAAAAGTGGGCAAATTCACTAGGAAAACGCAAAATTCTTTAATGTGAGGTTATTTTTTGTCTGAACACATTGAAATAACTAATCTATAGAAATAGGTGGGGTTAAAGAAAAAATTACTTCACATTAAGGTTTTATATGTGAGGTTGGGCCATTGACAACTTCACATTAGGGGGTGTACAATAAATATATACAAGGAGGTGCTAAAAATGAAAAAAAAGTGTGATGCGATACAACATAACAATATAGTAAAATACCATAACGATTTAAATTTAGTTCAATTTAAAGATTTTACTACAAGGGAGCTGAATTTGTTTTACTCTATATGCGCAGTAATGAGAGATCAAGACGAGAATACGATAACATTTACGTTTGATTATCTTAAATCTTTGGCACAAATAGAAGTGCAGAATAAAACAGAATTTGTTGAGTTAACAAAAAGAATGTACAATAAACTAATTAACTTAAAATTTGAGTATGAAGATGAACACAAATTTGTTAAGTTTGTCTTATTTACTGCTTTTACTGTAGAAAAGAATGAGGAAATAGTGTCTGTAAAGGTTAATCCTGACTTTAAGTACATTTTAAATAACATAACTTCTAATTTTACTAGATTTGAGCTGCAAGAATATAATAGTCTTAAAAGCAAATACTCTAAGGAGGCATACAGATACATTAAACGTTTTAGAACTACTGGAATGTGGAAGGTAGACCTTGAAAGTTTTAAAAGAATAATGGGATTACCTTCTGAATATGAAACTAGATTCATTAATAGAGATGTTATATCTGTTATAGAATCCGAATTATCTTCTATAATTAAAGGTTTGAAAATTGAGAAATATAGAAAAGGCAGAAGCATAATAGGATATATATTTACATTTAAGAAGGAAGCCATTCCAAAGTCTGTTAAAAAAAATGAGCCACCAGTAATAGTAACAAGATCTGCAGAAGAGATAGTAAGAGAAAGGCACGAAAAACAAAAGAAGGCAAACGTCTACAAGACTAAATTCCATAATTTTGATATAGATAACTCGGACCAATACTCTGCTGAAAACCTTGAAAAGATAATGAAAAACAGTAAGTAAGAAATTACTAAATTATGAAAAATGATAAATAGTAAAATATGAAAAGGAGAAATTATGAAAATGAGAAATGCGACAAAAAAAGGAATAACAATTACTGTAGGTAACCAAAAAGGTGGAGTAAGCAAGACTACAACCACTTGTATGTTGGCTTATAGTTTGGCAAATAAGGGTTATAAAACTTTAGTAGTAGATTTGGATCCACAGGGAAATGCAACTAAGTTACTTTGGCTAACATCTAAAGAAGATAAGCCAATAAAGAACACACTTATGAGTGGGCTGTTAGAAAGAAATCTACAAGATCTAAGATATAACGTTATGGAAAATCTAGACATGCTTCCTTCTCACGTTGATTTGGAACTACTTCCTGAATGGTTATTTGAAAATGTAGCAAAAAAGGATAGAGATTTATACCTTGCAAATTTGCTGCAACCTTTAAAGTTAGAATATGATTTTATTTTAATAGACACTCCTCCAATGGCACTTACATTTACAAAAAATGCAGTATGCAGTTCTGACTTTGTTTTAATTGTTTTACAGACACAAGAAAGAAGTTTAACAGGAGCAGAATATTATATACAGCAGATTGCAAAGTTAAAGGAAGCACACAATCTAGAAGTAGATATAATTGGATTGGTTAGGGTTTTGGTAAAGAACCAAGGGACAATAGATAACTATATCTCTAATAAGGCTCTGGAGAGCTACGGGGAGTTTGTTTTCAATACGGTAATACCAAACATGGAAAGGCTAAAAAGATATGATGTAACAGGCATACAGAGAGACGATCACCACGACGATAGAGTTATGGATAAATATAATGATTTAGCTGATGAATTGATAGAAAGGTTAAAAAAGGAGGAGAGATAATGGGACTTCTTGAAAATACAAAACGAAAGAAAGTTGAATTTGAAAATACGTTGGCAGATAGTGTGATAAAGACCGATAAAAAAGAAAAGTTAAATAAAGGAATTAAGATGCCTGTAAGGGTAAAAAATAAACTAGATGTAATTAAAATGCATAAAGGAAAGAAATTTGATTATGAAGTTTTAGATATGCTTGCAGATTTTTATATAGAAAGTCTACAAGGGAGTGAAAAAGAGAAAATAGAATTTTTATTAAATTACCAAAATGAGAAAATAGATAAATAAGAAATTATGAAATTTAGTAATTTATACATTTATAAAAATATAAAATTAATAATTACGAAATTATGAAATTTATATTTTTAGAAAATATGTAAAAAATAAATTACGAAAAGCATAAAAATGATAATTTATAAAATGCGAAAATACAATATACACAACTATTCCTATAATATATATTTAGGGAATAGTTGGCCACATCCATTGCAAACACTATATTCTAAAAAAAGAAGAGAGCCTACTTTATTTTTAAAAGTTAGCTCTCTTTTTGTTTTATTAAGTGCTTTTGCCTTTTGGGAGTTTTCTGTTAAAGATACTTAAAGGTTATCTGTGTTTTTCTTAAATTATTTATTTACTAACTCAAGGAACTCTTCTAATAATTCTACCCTCATTTTAAGCATTTGTTCCCAACTGTATTCAGGTTTTGCATATTCACTAATATCGTCTTCGTCAAAACCGTCTGTAAAGCCACATCTTATTTGCCACAACTGTTCTGCATCAAATTCTGGCTTTGCATATTCACTGATTTCATTTTTAAATCCACCTATAATACCTAATCTTATTTGATACATCTGACTACTATTTAATTCTGGCTTTGCATAAATTTTTACATCTATACCATCTTCTAAACCTAATCTTATTTGATACATCTGCATTTCATCATATATTGGATCTGCGTACCAGCTTATATCTAATCCTTCTCGTAAACCTAATCTTATTTGCAACATTTGATCTCCGTTATATTTTGTATTTGCATAAATATTTACATCAACCTTATTTAAAATCCCTGCCTTTATTTGTGTCATTTGCCAATCATCAAATTCTGGCTTTGCATAAATACTTACATCTATGCCATCTTCTAAACCTTCTATAATTTGATACATTTGATAGTGATGGAATTCAGGCTTTGCGTATATTGATACATCTAATCCTTTTTCAAGCCCTTGTTCAATTTTTTCTAATTGAAGTTCATCAAATAAACCACTTTCTTTGTACTCTTCAAAACTTTTCATTTTGCTTACCTCCGTTTTTTTATTATTTATTTTATACTTTAATTGTACCAACGTTACCGTTTGCTGTCAACCTTTTTTTTGGAAAAAATTAAACTCTTTTTTTATATTTGCTTTCCACCCATTCTTCATTAATTATCCAAGTTTTACCAATCTTTTTAATATGTTCTTTAGGAATATTATCTTTATTAATATGCCATCTTAAAGTATTTGCAGCAATATTGTATTCGTTTTCAATTTCTTTTAATGTTTTCCATTTTTCTATCATTTTGTCTCCCTCACATCGTCTGGAATCCAGCTATTACTAAATTCTTCATCTCTAAATAGTGCTGCTAGTCCGCTTATTTGTTTTAACCTTAGTATTTCGTCAAAATCCATTCCTAAATTTTTACTTATCCAAGCATCACTCATTCCACTTTCTGCTAATTCAGCAACTATATTTGTCATTAATTCAATTGAGTGGCTACCTCTAGCTCTGTTGTGTCTTATAGTAGATGCCATCCTAGATTCTATTGGTTTATCTATTATAGATACTGGTAGGCACCCCCCCTCTCTATCGAATATATCTTTATGTTTTAACATAATGCTATATCTATGGAACCCGTCTACAATTTCATACCTGTCTTTATCTTCTAGATAATAGCAAACTATAGGCATTGTATACCCATCTTCTTTTATGGATTGATATAATAACTTCATCTCAGGCGGTGCCACTGAATTTGGGTTATAAGCATTTGCTTGTATTTTTTCTAATGGAACTCGTTTTATATTATAAACTGGACTTACATATTCTTTTATCATTTTTGTATCCTCCTTATTTTCCTACTACTATATTTTTATACTTTTCTATAGTTTTTTTTCTCTGTTCTTTCTCTTTTTTCGTCTGTGAAAAACCCATATATTTACACAAGTGATCATTTTTCATTATGCAAATACACATCCTTTTGTATGATGGGACTGCTTTAAAATCAGTAACATCCGCATCATCTGGATATTCTTTAAATCTAACAGGTTTTTTATCTGTTTTGTAATTTGTCTTTCCTCCTACTTCTATTTCCAAGCCACAATCTTTTAGTTCTCGTATTGTTGTTTCGTCAAGTACACCTCCTCGTTCCTTCCAAAACTTAATTGATGTTTCGAATTTTTCTATATAATTTTTTCTTGTTTGTTCTGGCAATGTATTTAGTAGAAATTTTAAATATGTCTGCCAAGTATGTCCTTTGGGTAATTTTATGTTTTTCCACCCCATTGCAGTTGTCCCTCCATATATTCCTGCGAAGTTAACACCATTAACTCTTCCAACAAGTTTTGCCCAAGTAGTAGGTTCAACAACCTTGTATACCTTTAGGGTGTCTATGGCACTATCATTAAAAGGACTTGCAACTCTCATTTCATTTAATTTTAATCCAGCGTAGTAATATAGATCATACAAAGTATTGTAATTATAACTTTTTTTTGCATTTGCTATCCATATGTCTTCAACTCTCCAATCATATATAATGTAGCATTTGCAAACATTTTTATCACTAGGTTCAATGTTTATCCAATGTTGTCTTTTATATTTATTAATATTTTTTTTACTTGAAATTGCTCTGTATCTGTTTAATGATTCATCTGTTCTTAACCCTATTATTACCGCCGTCTTGCCTTTCTTTTTTGCTATTTCTTTAGAAAACAAATCTTGAAAATCATAATCCCATTGTCCTTTTTTAAATTCAAACCAAATGTTATCTTCATTTATAATAAATTCATTGTCTGGCATTTCTCTTGCCCAAATATCTCTTTCATCTTTATCCCAAGGGATCCAACTATCTTGACTCATATTAACTGCACACTGTGCAGAAATAGGCAAACATATCCAATATTTTTTTATTTCTTTAAAATTATTAAGAAATGTGTCAGTTACATAGTCTGTAGTAGCTTGATACTGCGCTTCATAATCCAAATGATACATTGATAGTTTGTTTAACATATTATGTTCTTTAGCATAATCATATGCAAGATTAAGGCATACTCCACTATCCTTTCCTCCAGAAAATGCAACCATTATGTTGTCAAATTCTTCAAATAGAAATTTTAGCCTTTTTTGTGTTGCATCATAAACATTAATATCACAATACTTTTTACCCATTTATAATACCTCCTTTTGCAATATCTATAATATTTTCTTTGTTTAGGCCGTCTAATGTTTTTCTAAACCACTTAACAAGATACATTTTTCGTCGTAAACAATCATGTATTTGATTTTCTAAAGTGTCTCTTGCTATTATATCTACATAAGTAGTTTCTTTCTCTTGCCCTATTCTGTGTATCCTATCTTCACTTTGTACTCTTGTAGCATAGTCCCAATCATTATTATAATAAATAATGGTATCACAAAACTGTAAATTTAAACTATAACCTGCACAGTCCTTGTTAGCTACAAAGAATTTAGCCTCTTTATAAAACTTGTCTATAGCTTTATTCCTTTTTTTAATTGATATACTACCATCAAATCTGCACACATTTTCTTCCCCATATAATTCGCTTAAAACTATAATTATATCATTGATTTCTTCTTTAAATTCGCAAAATATAATTATTTTTTTAGCATCATATTTTTTTATACAATATAACAATTCCTTTATTCTGGGGTTGTCTGAAGGGTTTTTATACCTTTTTTGTTTAAATGTCTGATCACCTTTAAAAGTGTATTCATATCCACTTGTTATATTTAGTAAATGTGAAAACATTCTATATATAGTTTCAGGTATATCTTCATCAATTTTATCTATAAAATAATTTGCTACAGAAAGATAGTGATCATAGTGTTCTCCCTCTAAATCAAAGTATTCAGAAAAATAATGTTTTTTAGGAAGTTTTATGACATCTTCTTTCTTAACTTGAAATGTATATGGTTCGATTCTTTCCATAAGAACATCTGTATTAATTAATTTTTCTATAATCCCTTTGCTTGTATCTATAGATAACACATGTTTGTCATAAAACGTATATTTTGACCTATATCCTAATATTCTCCAATCTAAGAAATACCATTGCCCAAATAGATCTAATTCATCTCTAGATATTGGAGAACCATTTAATATATATCTATATTCACAATATTTCCCTAGTCTTATTATATTTTTTGTTCTAATAGCATTAAAATTTTTTATCTTTATGCTTTCATCAACAACTATTAAACATTTGTGTTTTTGTACGTAATCAAGCAAAAATGAGTTCAAGGCTACGCTTGATGAAAGACTTTCTATTCCTGCTATAACAAAATGATCTAGTCCTTTTTCTATATGTTTTTTAAATTCTTTATTTATATTATTTTTAGTTGAGCAAGGACATAACCATATTACCTTTTCTATCTTTTTTTTACAAAGTTTTTTATTAATAATTTCTAACATCGTCCTTGTTTTGCCTGTCCCCATTTCCATATACAATGCTCCAACTTTATATTTATTTAGCTTTTCAACGCACTCCTTTTGGTGTTTAAGCAATTTTGTTTTGAATTTTAACATTAGTTATCCTCCAAATCTGGTATTACTATTACTCCCTCTTTTACTAATTTGTCAATTTCTTTAGGTTTTTTAATATCAGTAGTTGTCTCAACTTCTTCACTTATGCTTAGTATTTTTTCGGCTTGCTTGGTCACTCTAAAATCATTTAATTCTACAAAATCAAGGATTTCATTTTTAAAATTTGGTGATACAACAATGCCAGCGCCACTAACCCACCTAGCAGACGGAATTTTCTTTGCTTTATTATATATGCAATTATCAACCCCTTCCCAACTAATAACTAGTAATCCATTTTTATAATAGTCTAATAATCTTGGATTTTCTGGTTCAAAATCAGCATTAGTAGCTTTTTCTAAAACTTCTTTTTTATCACATTTTATTATGAACCCATTAAGAAGTAGCTTATTCCCAATTTCTGAAGCTCTATCTATTATATCCCCACTTATTTTTTTAATAGTTTTGATCCATGCATTTCTAAAGCTGTTCCATTTGAATCCACTGTCTTTTAAAATTTTTATTAATTCTTCATTTTTTGTAGATAATATTTCTATTTCTTGTTTATTTAAAACTATATCTACTACATGATTATTATTATTTTCTGGTTTAACTATATTATTGTCATTCCCAATTCCTTTATTTTCTTCTAAAATCTTAAACATAAAATTTTCCATCGCTATAGCTAAAAGTCTATTAAAATCGTTTCTATTATCTATGTATATAGTGCTTCTAAATTCTTCTGTTATAAACTTGTTCTTAGCATCTAACATTAAATCGTATATTTTTTTTCTATTTTCTTCGCTTATACGTTTATATGGTTTTATGTCAAAAGTTTTAATTAAATATTCTTTTGTCACATTATCAAATATATTTGCAAAAACGTTATCTAAAGATATTTCACTTTCGTCAAATTTAAGTCTTATGCTTTCTGCCCATTGAATTTGTTTTGGTGACCCCTGAAGTTTTATATACCCTAGTTCTTCAGATATTTTTTCTTGTTTTTTGAATTCTTCTTCTCTTTTTTTAGCCTTGCAACTACTGCATAGGTCATTCTCATATTGTTCAAGCTTATATTCTCTATAACTCCACTTTCCTGTTAAATTAACTGTTTGTACATGTCCACATTTACAAGTTACTGTATACTTAGCCATTTTGCTACCTCCTTATTTATATTGTACTTACATTATAACAAACGTTACCGTTTGCGTCAAGCGAAAAAAAATAAATAAATAAAAAAATGGAGGGGCACCCCCCTCCATTACTTAATCTTTATTTTATTCCCTTGCAAAATCTTGCGGCAACATATCCAAACTTACCCTTATGGTACTCTATTTTGTACCAAGTAGAGTCTGTTGTATGCACAACTTCATGCACATATATTTTACTTCCATGTCTGTAGCTACTAACTATTCTAGAACTTGCACTTGGCTTTTCTCTAACGTTTAATACATCTCCTGGAGTGCTAGTTAATACATAATAACCTTTAAATGGTTTGGCTGGCTTAGATTGGCTTGTAGGAACTTGTGCATTACCTACCATTTTACAATCGGATGTTTTGCTAGTGTCTATAATCATTCTTCTGTTTTTCTTTATTTCTTCTAAGAACCAATCCCATTTAGAACTATTACCACCCCAACCACCTGGACAGTCTTTTCTTGTTGCATCCCAATGTCTACATACTCTAGCGTTAGGATATTGTCTTAAAAGTTCTTTAACTAATTCCACGGTATTAAATAACATTTGGTTGTTATAGCCTTTATTTACACACATTTCTATACTTATAGAATTGTAGTTTGTGCAGCCATTTAAAGCTACACCATAACCTTGATTGCCCCCTACTGCATAGGCTACTGTGGTATCCCCTACTATCTGTATTATTTTACTATGGTCTACAAAATAATGAGCCGACGCCCCTACACTATGGTTTTGAAAATAAAAGTAATGGTTTAATGCAGTTGCGGTTTCTTCTTCGTTTGCAGTCCAGTGTATAGCTATATATTGGACTGCACTTTTAGGTCTCCTTCCTCCAAAATTATTCCCATTAGTTATAGGTTTCCATATAAACTTAGTCATTTTATCTTACCACCTTTCTGTCCTTTGCTCCTCTAGTAGTTGGATCTACTACTACTCCTATTACAGCCATAACGGTAGTAGTTAAAAGATATGGATTCTGTATTGTATCTATAATTAATTGCAATACCTTATCCCAGCTTGTTAGAGTACTAGCTTCCACTTGTAAAGCAGTTAAAATTACACCTACAAGTCCTATCCAAAAATACGGATTCTTTATTCTGTCTTTCATTAAACCATCTCCATTTCTAAAAAATTTTAATAATATATTTCTACTGGTAATTCCATGCATTCTTCGTACAACTTTTTTGCAACTCCATTGCCACCTAGATTAGAATAAGATTTAAAAAGGTATTCTAAATCTCTAATTTCTTCTCTTTTTATTTTCCCTCTGTTTTTTATATCTGTAGCTTCTTTGCAAATGTTGTAATAAAGCATGGTTTTAATTCCCATTTTTATTGCTTCTTGTTCTTTTTTATTTTCTTGGTCTCTTTTTTTATTTTCTTTAACAATATTTTTTACTGCTACGGTTAAACCAGTAAGGATAATCCCAAATACTGCTTGTATCCACCACTCTATAATAAAATCTTTAATTACCATATATCGCCTCTATTCTTTTGTGTGTATGTAAACTGAAAACGTTGGAATTTCAACGTTTTATCGATAACTTTGTAAGAACGATTATAAGGAACTTTAATTTAGTTATTGATAGTTAGTACCTATAAAAAGCTTAAAATCGATTCTACAAGGTCGTGTTTTTGCAAAAAAAAGAGAAGGGCGTAGAGTTTCCCTTCTCGATTGCAATTATTAACTTTTTTTAATTAGATTATAGAGATTCCACTCCCTTCTTGGTTTTAGCTATTACTCTTCATCAATCAAATGTTCTAATTCCATAGAAATTAGTAATGCTCTAACCTTTTCTTTCATTGGCTTTGGAGTCTGGCTAAACTTTCTAACTCCCGCCTGTATGCAAGTTACATAACATAGTGCCATATCAAAATCACCTCCTTTCAATACGAATTTTATTATTTTAATTTTGAATAATAATCTTTTAAACATTTTTTGTACTGCCCGTCATAACCATATCTGCAAGTTCTGTTATTGCAGTACTTAACTCTAGTTTTGTTTGGTCCAACTCTTTTTTTGTATCTGCAAGTTCTTCTTTTAAAAGTTCTGTTTCTGTTTTTGGCGGTTCTCCAGGCTCTTGCGTTTCTGGGTCTATCCACTTAAATATTAATTTGTGCGGTTCTTTAGAAACATCTACTGTATAATAATTTGATTTATTTTCTTTAAGCAATTTATCTAATTCCCCATATTTAAGTTGTATTACCTCAATCTGTTCTTTATTGTATTTGCTTAGTTCGGCATAATTTAAAAAATCTTCTTCTACTGTTGTTTCTTTTACATATCCTTTACAATCTCCAGTTTCTAAGATTATATTACCATTAGATTTTAAATAGTATATTCTTGTTCCTAACTCTATTAACATCTATTTGTTCCTCCTTTACTCAAACGCAATCCAGTTCCTTATTTTTATATTGCTTTCAAAGTTGCTTGTACCAGCCTTAAAATATACAGGATAGAAGTTTTTTTCAACTAAAAAGTCTTTAGTAACTCTATTCCCATTGTTAAAAACCTCTTCTATTGGAGTCCCTTCTTCATATTTTGTAGGTGCTTTATTCCCAAATAGCCATTTATAGCTAAAAAACGGCTCATAAAACAAATTGAATGTATAGATAGCACGCCCGTTTGCCTGGTATGTTAAATAGCAATAATTTTGTTTAACGTCTTGAATTGATATATATTGGCCACTAAATGTAGTCCCCTCTAGTTCTGTAATAATAATTCTAGGTTTAAAACTTAAATTTGACAGGTCTATACAAACAACTGTTGCCCCATATCCACTAGATGCACCAGTAATGCTTACTCCCACGCTACTTGTGTACCCACCTTCTGCCCATTTTTTTCTGCTGTTAATCAAATTTCGTATTTCTCTAGGGACTTCGCTTAATTTCGAAATACTGCTTCCACCGCTTCTTTTTATTTCACTTGCTATACTATCTACTTTATTACTTAAATTTATTTGCAATCGTTCTGTTCGCTCTGTCTGTTCTTTTATTGTAGCCATTTACTCACCCCCTTATAATCTTGCTTCTATCCCATTGTTAGCAGTTTTTAGCCTTGTAGCATATCCACCTATATCTTGTTTTACACTAGAAATATCTTGTTTTATTCCGTCTATTGCACTTTGTAATTCTACATCTTTTTGCTCTAGTAGTTTATCTTTAGCTTTTAGGGATTCTATTTCTTTGTTATTGCTTGTTTGCAAGGACTCTAAGTCTGTTTTCTTTGCGTATGTTCTACTAAGTGTTATAATGCTATAGTCCGTTGTTCCTCTTTCTGTCACGTAACTAAAGTTTATATCCCCTGTAGAATTTAATGTTGTCTTTATAGCAGTAACAATTCCGCGATACGGTGTGGCTACACTTGGATGTTCACTATATCCCTTTATATCCTGTGGCAGTATCTCACCCTTTCTAGCCACCGTTGGTAATACTTCACTTAGCTTTTTATCTTCTGCTACTACGTCTATATTTTCATCTGTTAATTTTAAACTAGATAAGCCGTTCTCTACATTTGTTATTCCAAGCTTTAATTTATTAAAGTTTCCCATAACATCCGACGAATTAAATACGGTACTATCGGTAATTTCTATTAATTGTATATCTGTTGCCATTTTGCCAACACCTCCTTTTATAACTCTGTTCTAGTTCTCATATCTTCCCATGTGTAGCCTTTATTAGTAAAGTAACCCCATGTTTTATTCATATTTTCTAAATCTCCCCACGTTCTATACTTAAATACCATAGTGTAATTTAGGTGTGCTGGTAAAACTTCTCTTAATTTCTTTTTTATTTGTTCTATGTTTGGTGGTATCCCTATTTTACTTGTAAAGGTAACTGTTATTATATATTTATTAAACTGTTCCTCTATTGTGCATTCTGCATTCGCATTAGTTTCTACTAACCTTTTTACAGCTTCTTTTGTAACCTGTGTCTGTGTTTTCATGGACATAAGTATTTCTTTTTGTGCGTTTTCATTGCTCAGGCCGTCTATGTTGCAACCTACCATATTTGCCCATTCTTGCAAGCTATATGTAGCAGTCTTGGGATTTCTCTGTAAGTCCGCAATATTTAGGTCTTTAAAATATTGTTCTAATATTATATTTGCAACTCTGCATATTTCTAATAACCCTTCTTTTTTGTAAATGTTAGGAATAAATTGTTCCACCTTTTTATTTAGCAAAACTTCCATACTTTACTTCCTTTCCGTTAAGTTATTCTTAATGCTATAAACTTTATTTTTATCTAGTTTAATAGGGTCAGAACCATCTAATGTAACGTTTAAACTTCTTTTTACATTTAAATCTTGTTCTATTAATGCAGTTACTTTACTTTTGTATAAGTCCAACATTTCTAAATCTAATTGGGAATTAATTCTTTCTTCTATTAAATTTGTTATTCTACTTTTAGTTTCTTCAAACTGCTTTATATCATACAACTCTATTTCTCCCGTAATAGTAACAGTAGTAATGCTTGTAGATTTTACTAAAGCATTTGCTCCTATAGGTTTCTGCTCATCTATATGCTTTTGGCACTCCTTTATAACCTCTTGGCTACAAGGTTGGTTATCTTTCCCGCTTATAATTATGTCTACAGTTCCTTCTCCTCTTGCAAGCTCTATTGCCACTGCTTTGTATACTCCATCTATTGTTAAAGCCCATTCTTCATAATTCTTTTTGTTCCCTGCATTACCTCTAGTTCTTTGTATGTATAAAAATCTTCTAAAGAATTCATCATCACTTTCTTTATTTGTTCCGCCTATACAAGGTTCTATAAGTGTTATACTGTCGTATTCGAAGCTTGTTGTAGAGAAAAGTTCTCCTGCATGGTGGTTATATTGGATTCCTACTTCTGTTGCTATGCACTTAGTTATAAGTTCTCCTTCTCCATTTGCAGTTCCCCCCTCTATCATGTATTCCCTGTTATCCTCATCATAGATATAAATTTCTGCCGCATTCCCGCCTATAACTTTATCTGGAGCTGTAATAATCTTAACTTGCCCTTGGCTGTATGTTCCTTGTAATCTGTATATTCCAAACCAGCTACATTGCTCATCTAGGACTTCCCCCTTTGCATCGGACAACAAAAAGGCTTTGTCTTGCTCTTCTCTTAGGAAGTATTCTCTTTCTAATGCACTTGCTATTGCGGAATAAATTGTATAAATAGGATCTCCTTCTATAACAACTCCCTGATGTGCGTTTAGTAGGTTTTTAAGAATTGTTTCCTTACTATTTACTAACAAAATTCCACCTCCTTTTTAATTAAGCATTAAATTCTATTTCTGTTTTTGTGTATATTGTTTCTACTTCTATTTTTATATTCACTTTATCTTGTTGCATAAAAAAACTAAGAAACTTTACATTTAGTATGTATTCATTTCTTAGTAGCCTGTTTTCTATTTCTTTTTTAAGTTCTGCTTGTTTTTCTGCCACAGATATATTTCTAGTTAATATATCTCTTATTTTGTTCCCAAAGTTTTCCGTAAACAATGGACACTCCCCCGCTTCTATTTCTAATGCATATTTGCACCAAAGCATTATACTATCTTGGGAGTTTTCCCACGTGGAATTTGTTTTACTTTCTAAAGAACACGTATTATATTGTTTTAATTCTGTGTTCATCTCCCCGAATAAATCTATGTTTTTGCTAACTATTTAAACCACCTACTTTATTCTTACAAATTTATCTATTAAAAAAGTTTCTATAGAATTATATACCAACAGCAAAACACTATCTCCAGTTTTTAAAGATGTATCTACTTTTTGTCCTCTTGTTTTTTCTCTTTCCGCTACTGCATAGCTTATTCTTTTTATATCTATAACTCCATTAGAATCTCTTACTTGCAATGGATTTACTCCTGTTACAGTTCCTATAACTAAATAGGTAGACTCTGGGATGTTGCCATACTTAGTATTTAAGGCTTCTTTTAATTCTTCAAATCCGTTTACCATAATATAGTTTTCCCTCCTACCAATATCTTTTTATTACTGCATTACCGCCCCAATAAGGCTTTTGGAATCTTGCTCTTACTCCATTAGGACCACCATTATTCCAACATTTATTATTTCCCATTAATAAAAATGTGTGCCTACCACTACCACTATAGGCAGAATTGCATACTACAACATCTCCAGCTTGTGCTTGGCTTGGATGTATTGTCTTCCCATGTGCAGCAAGTCCACTTGTTGTTGCTCCTCTTATTGCATTTCTTTCTGCAACTCCAGCTTCCCAAAGAACTCTACTTACAAAGCCACTGCAATCTGTATAATATCTAGAACCTGTACCTCTTCCACCCCATTGGTATATGGTTTTAGGTCCTATTTCATTTGCGATTTGGCAAATCCTTTTTTGTGTGTTATTGGAATACTTCCCGTTTCCACCAGTTATTACACATGGAGAAGATACTGCACCACCTAATGTTAGGTTTTGTTTTGCTTGGGTATCGGAAACTCCTCCCGGACCCCAATATACTGTATCTAAATCTTTCCCACATACTGTAATTCCTGCTCTTCTAACTCCAGCTGCCCAGCCAGAACAACCAGACTGTCAGTAGACTCCTACAAATTGGCTTAACTTTTTAAATCCTCTACCGCCTACATACCTTCTAGATAGTAGACTTGCACCTTGTCTTATCCCTTCTTCTACACTGGAATTCCAATAACCTACAATCCCAAGAAATTGGTTTCTGCCATCTGTAGCCATTGCGGAAGTTCCACCGCCAGATTCTTGGTAGCAAATCCCCGCCCATAAAGCTGGATGTATTTTATAAGCATTACACCATTTTAAAACTAGATGCCCTTTGCCTTTTAATATACCTCTTAGAACTCTATTTATATTTTCGGCGGTAACTCCATGGTTAAAACTTGCTCCAGCACTTACTGTTCCACAATTTACATTTAAAGCATCCGTTCCTGTTTCTTCTACTTTGTTAGGGTCATCTTCTTGTCCTGCTCTTTCTTCATGTGCCTGGTTTAAAAAATTTAATTGCATTGTTGTATCATGTAGCCCACCATAAAAATGGTGTGTTACTTTATCTATATAGAAATCTGCAATTGGTGCATTTAAAGATTCGGATAAGTGCACTTTAGCGCCGCATTGGCAGTCCCAATTACCTATACCTGTAATTTCTATTTCTCTTTCCATACTTTCTACTAGCTTAGGTTTATTTTCTTCATCCCCGCTATCTCTTGCTAATCTATTGTAGTATTCTATTAAACCTTTATTATCTTTAATAGACATTAGGTTTCCGTTTTTATCATAAACTGCTATAGAGTTTACTATATTTTCGGATTTGTAGCTTTGTTTTAATCCAGACATATTTTTACAGTTATATTCTACTTTTAAAGCATACCCTCTATTTTGTACAGAAACTTTATTAAGTCTAGATTCTAGCTCAAATTTTTGTTTTGTTTTATCTTCCGCAAGTGTTAAAAGTGTCTGTATTACCTTTAAGACATCTGTATCTCTAAAATATCTAGTAACCTTAACACCTTTAAGCTTTTCACTTACATATCCATATTCCAACCTATGTTCCTTTACTAAAGATTTAATAGTAGAATATACATCTACATCTATCATATTTCTAGAAATCTTACATTTACTTAAATTAAATAAGGAGTCTTTAACAATAACATCAGAAACTCCACTTTCATTCGAACTTAAAGAAACAACGCTACCTCTGTATATTTCTTTAAAATCTTCTTCTCCCATGTATTTTATATATACACAAAATGTACTACCTTGTCCTAATCTAAATGTATTATTTGCTTTAGACATTCTTTCTGTAAAAATTTGTGTAGTTAATGTTTTGGATGGAGAATCCGTAGAAGATGTTATTTTTATTCCACCTATTGCATTTGTAATGTTGTAATGGTCCTGTGTACCAGCATTTCTTACATTTACTTTAACTTCGCACGTTCTCATTTTTTATTTACCACCTCCTACGGAATTAATAATTTCCAACCAACATATATTACATTACTATTTTTTAACTTTGGATAATTAGCTATATTTTCAGGATGGTTTTTTATTTTAGGGTATTCACTACCTTTTTTATAATATTTTTCGGCTATATCATATAAATTGTCATTTTTTTTGACTGTATGATACCTTTTCTTACTATCTGTACCAGTTTCTTTTTTTCCAAAGTTCCTTATTACTCTAACGTGGTGTCCACTTACAAACCCCGTTACTTTGTCTATCTTTACTTTAAACCAACCGTTCTGTTCTTCTGCAAACTCTACAATAGTCCCTTTTGGTAAATCTTTTAAAGTTTTACTTAGTATATCTGGTTTTTCTTTAAGTTTGGTATTTTCTTGTACTTCCATTGTTTTTATATTAAAGTTTTTTATAAACTCTAAGCCAGCACTAGTACAGTATCCAGTAATATCTTTATACTTAACTTTTATCCACCCGTCTTTTTCGGAAATGTATTCTACTCTAGTTCCTTTGTTAAGTTCTATTAGCTTCTTACTTAATACACTTGCTTCTTCTCTTATTGGGATCCTATCTGTAACAACATTCATTTCCGTATCTTTGCCAGCACTGGTTAATACTTTATTGGAATTTACATTATTCTTTTCGGGGTTCCAACTTAAAAATTTAGGGTCATTCCTTTCTATTAGCTCAAAATCTATTATTAAATCAAACGTTTTGTCCTCCACCTTTGGATGCATTTTTTCTACATAACAGTCTATACTTAAGCTTGGATTGGTTAATGTTAGTGTAAGTTTATGTTGTTTCTTTATATATTCATCTATTTTTTTGTAGAAAACCATTCCGTCAACTGCATCCGAATAACTTCTGTCTGTTGTTGGAAATTCTATAGAAAATCCAAACCCTTCTAGGTCATACCCCGCATAGGAACTAAATTGTTTACCATTTACAGAATCATACGTTTTTATATTGTAGCTTTTCCCAAAATGGAAAGGTGGGACATATGGGAAGTATAATGTATCTACTACACTACCTGTCTTTATATCTGTAACAGTAAAATACATTTTTCTATCTGTTTCTACATTTGCCATTTGTCCACCTCCTTTTATGCAAATTTAAGATGTCTAGCTATGGTTCTTGCTACATCTTCTACATCTAAACTATTGTCCATTTTTGCGTTTATGTTTATGTGGTTTACTACATTAGTAGAATTTCCGCCTAATCTTCCATATCTTAATTTGTCTGCTTGTCTTTTTGTAAGTACCATTTCGTCTTTGTGGAGATTTGCCACAAAGTTATCCCTTGGAACCCTTGGCAATCCTGTATCGAAGGACCCGTCCAAAGCTCCACCTATAACATTTTTTGTAATGCTTATTACTCCAGATATTCCAGAGCTTAACTTATTTTTTAACCTATCCCATGTTTTACTTATGCTTTCTGCTGCGTTTTTAAAGGAATCCCAAATCATACCCACTTTACCATTTATCTTTGTTCTTAGCCTAGTTGTAACGTCTTGCCATTTATTTCTAACAGAATGGTAGCCTTGTTCAAAGGCGGTTTTTAACATATCTACTTTACCTCTTACAGTTTGTCCTAAGGTAGACTTTATATTCCCCCACTTTTCTGCAACCCAACCTTGTGCATTAGACATTGTTTGGTTTATTAGGTCCCCCAGGTGGAATATAGGGTAATCTGGTATTTCTGCGTTTAATTGTGCATCTAAATTGTTAAATACTTCTGTTATTTTATTTCCAACATCTCCAAGATTAAAATCTCTTATTTTCTCATCTAGGTGGAATATAGGGTAATCTGGTATTATATCTCTTAAAGTTTTGTCAAATTCCAAAACCTTATCTCTATTTTGGTCCATATATGTTGCAAACATTGTTACTGCACCTAGTCCAGCTATAAACTTTGTAGAGTCTTTTAGTAGTTCTGTCCCCCCTATATCCCTAGCTTTTGGTGTTTTTGTTCCTCTAGAAGTTTTTTGTGTTTTTGTTCCTTTTTCTTTTGTTGTAAAATTTTTCTCGCCCCAAGGGTTTATTTTTTCTATCCCACTGGAAATATTTCTTCCTATGGATTCTCCTATCCCTTTTCCTAGTGTTTTTAATTTACCTAGGCTTTTCTTAAACTTGCCAGCTTTAACTTCTCCTAATTCTATTTCTGGCAAATCTTCTTTATCTATCTTTCCTTTTTTGCCAAGCTTAAATGCCTTTTTAAGCATCTTCTGTTGCTTTTGGCTTAGCTTGTCCCAATCTATTCCATCTTCTCCTATTTCCTTTGTTAGCTTCTTTAGGTCTTTTACTGTTTTATATAAGCCGTCTGCTCTATATCTTTGGAATTTGGATATTGTTTCGAATAAACTTCCTAGACTTTTTGCTCCCTTGCCTACAACTTTCATGCCCGCAAAGGCTGCAACAAGCTTTGGAAGTAGCTTAACCACTTCTGCTAAAACTGCCTTACCTTTTTCCGAATTTGCAAATGCTTTTACTTTATCTCCTAACTTTTCTAAAGAGTTTGCCCACCCTTCTACAGTCTTTATAACCTCTGGATTTTTAGCTAAGGCATCTCCTATGTCTAAAACCATGTTAGATAAACTTGCTTTCATTCTGTCAAAAATTTTAGTTAACGGTGCTATTGTTTCTGCAAAGTTTTTAAAAGCATTTCCAGAATCTTGTATTTTCTTTTTGTTTTCATCAAGTTTTCCTTCTTCCGCAGAATCTAGCAAGGCCTTGAATCTAGAAGAATGTTCTACACCTGCAACTTCTTTAGCAAAATTCAACTTTTCATTGTTGCTTAGCTTTTTGTAGGCGTCTGAATTTGCAACTTCGTTTACAATATCGTAAAAGTCCTTGGCTTCCCCCTTGGAGTTTTTAAGGGATACTCCTAGTCCTTCTATAGCTTTTGCTCCTTTACCGCTATTATCCATTACCTTAGATATTGTAGAGTTTAGCATTGTACCTGCTTCTGCTCCGTTAAGTCCCTTTTGTGCTAAGGAAGCAATTATTGCTTGGTATTTATTTGCATCTGGGACTGCTGCTTTAAATATTGCTCCGGACTTCTGTATTGTTTGGAAGTTATCTGCAAGTGTCTGGTTGGAAATATTGGCAGATACAGTAGCTTTATCTAAAAATTTATCTACATCTTTGTATGCTACTCCTACAGAGTTAAGTGTATTTACTATTTCTCCACCTACCGCTGCATAGTCTCTTTCTCCTAAAATACGTCCTACATTAACACTTGCTCCGGCTATCTTGTCTAATTCTTTTACACCTACACCAGCCTGTCCTAACTGTCTATACAAATTAGCCATATCTACTCTGGCAATACCAGTTTGTTTCCCAGTTCTTTCTATAGAGTCTTTTAGTTTATCTATACCATTTTTAGAAAGATTAGACATTACTGCTAGTTTGTTTATTTCTGTATTATAGTTACTTGCCATTTTGGAAGCATATAGGAGTCCACCAGCTAATGCAGTTGTTCCTGTTAAACCTTTAGTTCCCATGCTATCTAAGACACCGCCGAATTTATTCATTTTGTCGGCTCGCTTCCCCCAAACATGGCTAGATCTATACAGTTCATTATCTATTTTTTTTAGTTTTTCAGAGACCTTGTCCACCAGTTCCAAGGTCATTTTAGATTTTTTTTCTGCCATGGTTTCTCCTTTCTAATTTTCTTTAGCTTCTTCTACATCTTCTATATTTTGTAAAATAAAGGCATCCGTTAAAATTGCTTCTTGGTAGTTTAATTTTAAAGACTCCGAAGGTAGAATGTTTTTATCTCTAAACAAAATATATGCTCTTGTAATTGTAGGTGCACTCCAAATTATTTTTTTGAGAAACCCACTTCTTCTTTTCTGTTTGCGATTTCGTCTACTCCCCTTTTAGATAAGTCATATATGAAATTGCTTAGTTCTGTTATTTCATCTTCTGTTAAAATTTTTGGTACCAACTCCTGTGGTTCTGCACATCCAAACTTTTTAAGTAGCTGTGCATTTGCAAATATTGTAGGGCAACCTCTGTATATTAATTTTACATTGGCCATAAATTCATTGGTTCTTATTTCCTTGTCTGGAGTTAGGATTACTGCTTCTTCTTTTAACAGTGCCAATGTTTCCGTTTCTAACTCTGTGCAAGGGAACTCCAATTCTTCTCCAAGCTTCTTACAAAGCATTTTCTTAGTTCCTGTCTTTTTCTGTAAAACTGTTGCATCTAAATTTAATAATTTCTCTAATGTATTCATATTTTTTCTCCTTTTAAATTAGTATCAAAGGGACAGTTTAAATAACTATCCCTTTCTTATATTTTTATTTGTTTTTTATTCTATATGTGATAAAACATCATATTTTGTAAAAGTGAACGGTACCTTTTCTTCCAGTACTTCTTTAGTCATCCATGCAGCTAAAGTTGCTTGCTTTAGAACTGCGTCATATACAACCACTCGTTCCTCTCCTAATGCAGATGGGTCATTCAGGGCTCCTACAATCTTTACTACTGTAGCTTTCCCTTCCTTTAAATTATCTACAACCATCTTCATCAGTTTAGATGTTCTCTTGTTTAAAGTTATTTCTCCCGTTCCTTCATATCCTGTTAACTTTTCATGCTTCGCAAAACTGTTTAGGATATTTACATCTGAAAACTGTGGTGTAAGCTCTATTGTAAGCCCTTTGGCTTCTACATATTCTACGTCATTTATCCATACTCGGGCGTGTGTGCCGACTATGACTTCTTGTGCGTTAAACGTATTATTCATCTTCTACCGCCTTTCCTAATAGTTAATTTCTATAAATACATCTTCCATTGCATCTGCAAATCTTAAATTAGCTTCCAGGAATACAAATGTAGATGTGTTAGCACTTCTTATTTCCTTTTCTGTCATAGAATCTACATCCACTCCATGTTCGTTTAAGAATTTTTTCTGTGCTGCAAGGTCTATGTCTATACTAGATTCATTTGCATGTAATATTCCTATTCTTTCTAGCTCCAAGAAATATTCATTAATGCTTGTAATAAGCAGCATTTTCCCATCTATTGTGTTTGGAACCTTGCCTATATATCTTTCATTTACTATTTCTTTTATTTGTTTCTTTATTATGTTCATTTTGGCAACAGTCGATATTTTTTTAAGTTCTTCTGATTTTTCCTTAATATTCGTAAGGGAATTGACTGCTCTTCCAAATCTTACTTTCTCCCAATCTGTAAATAGTACAAGCTTTCCTGCTTCTATATCTGCGTCCAATTCCGACTTAGATCTTGCTGGTATGCTCTCTACGTCCGATAGAACATAGTTAGTTATACTTTGTGTAAGTGGAGTTCCGGCTAAAAAAGAAGCTACCCTTGCTGTAAACAAGTCTTTGGATAACTTCACATTTTTTTCTCCTGCAATTTCTGTAACTACAATGTTATCTGTTGCAAAATTTATAAAATATTCTAGGTCTGCTGTAGTAGTTCCAACTACTTGTGCTTCCCCTTTTTTGTTGTATTCTTCTATAAAAGTCTTTAGATTAGTTCCCTTTGCAGTAGCATGCTCTGGTGCACATAAGAATTCGAACTGCACCGTATTAAATAAATCTAATACTGTTTCAAAATCCGTATCATCATTTTTTGTCACACCGACTATAACCTCATATGGACTGCTTATATTTCCTCTAAATGCCAGGTCTAGGCACTTTTTAGAATCTTCTGTTAGTGTTATTGTCTTTTCTTTAAGCACTCTCTCTGCTTCTTCTTTATTTTTAAACTTAAATAATTCTGCAACTGGAGTTTCACTTTCCTGTTGCTTTAGGATTATTGCTACTGTTCCTCTAGCTAATAGGTTTTTAGTCTTTTCTGCACGCTTTTTAAACGTTATTTTTACTTCTTGTAATCCCATTCTTTACCTCCATTTCTAATGGTAACTTCTTGTATACTTTCTGCAGTTTCTTTTGTATACGTTATGTATCTAAGTGTTAACTCGCATAGGCTGTAACAACTATCTGTATCTATTTCATGTTCCTTGTTAAAAATACAGATGTATCCCAGTTCCGTTTTTAAAGTATTTTTAAATAAATGTAATAATTCTTCTGTCTTTTCAAATAAAAATATTTCATCTCTGTTGGGTGTATGTAGTAGAATCCTTACAGATATCCAGTGTTCGCAACGTCTTTCGCTTGTATACTCCGACCTTACTATGTTGTAATCTGTAAAAACGCAAGGTTTCCCATGTGGTTTGTCTACATACCTTCCCATAAGTTCCATATCTAGGGTTAACAGTGCATTGTTTATTGCTTTTTTTATTTCTTTTAACACCTGTTATCCCCTCCCTTACAATCCATACATTCCAAGCAACTTAGATATAAACTCATCTGCGTTTTTTGTATAACTTTCCGACACAACCTCCGACACAACCTCGAACGGCTTGTATCCTCTTACAAATCCAACTATATGTCCGCTTTTTGTTCTGGTAACACCATTTTTATCTACAAATCTTTTCTTTTTTGGTGGTTTAGGTCCGCCTAAGACAAGTAGATGTCCATCTTCTAGTAGGTGTAAAACTGGGTTATAAGCATAAATTTCTGTAATTAATTTCCCACTTCTAACCCTTGTCTTTCCACGTCTCCAAGATTTATAGGTTTTTCCAGATGCGTTATGGTTTTCTTTAAAGTATTCTCTAAATTCTTTTCTTCCTTTTTTACCTTCTTCTGTTAGAAATTGTTTTGTTTCCTTGCTATACTCCGTTGCCAGCTTGTTTATAGCTTCTGTCCATTCTTCCCATTTGGGATCTATCTTAAATTTAATTTGCAATCTAACCACCTACCTTAGATAGGTCTAAATCTGTTGTTTGGCATACATACTTTACAGTGTCATTTGCTTGGTATAGGTCCATTTCTAGTACCTTGTAACACTGCCCGTCTATAACTATGTACTGTACTTCTGTGCAGAATTTATACTTACGCATTGTAACTGTAAACACGAATACATCCTCTGAGGCTCTTTCAAACCCATTTTCCAATTTGCTTTTATCTGTTCTTGTCTTTTTAAAGCCATTGCTTTTAATGTTGCACCAATAGGTGCCTATTTTCTGGTATCCCTCACATAGCTCATGGAACTCATTTTTAAACGTTGTATGTTTAATTAAAGTTGCACGATGTTTTAAAAAACCACAGTCCACAATCTCACCTCCTGCACTAAAAAAGGTGGTATTAAAACCACCCTTTAAACTATTACATCTTCTAATTGGATCTGTTGTATCATTGCTGTTACAACATGCGATACTTCATTATATTTTTCATATCTCGAATATTGCCTACTATCATACCAGTCGGCTATCAAAAATAGCATAATATGTTCGGCTTTATTCTCAAATAGCTTATCTTTGCACTTTTCTTCAAAGTTGTCGATGGCTCCTTTTACATAAGAGTAAGCAGATTCCATAAGCATTTTTATTAACTCATCATCCTCGTCTACATCTACTCTTATGTAATTTTTAACTCTGCTTAACTCTAACATTTATATCCCCCTATTCTACGGGCGTAGGTGCCATTTCTGCATGGACTATTGCCTTATCATCTACAACACCAACATCAAATCTCTGGACAACTCTTAACCATGTAGCATACTGCTTAAATCCAGCTTCATCAGACTTGGCTATTTCTGTACCTAGCTTGTCATAGAATGTTATAAACTCTTCGAAATCTCCTATGTAGAATACTAGATTCTTGCTTGTCTTTGGCTGTATTTCCTCATCTGAGAAAACTTCTATTATCTTACCCTTAAGCATCTTCTTAGTTGGTTCTGTTAAGCATGGCTGTAATAATGGAAGTCCGTTACCATCCTTCTGCTTATCTAACCAGTCAAAACTTGTTTGGTTTGTTACTATTCTTGCGTTTTCTGCTATTGCTGGGTCTAGGTCTACATTAAGAATTGTTCCTATATCGTCTATTCCCTTTATTGTTTTAACAGATACTGCCTTTAACTTTTCTATTATTAACTTATTTTCCGTTCTTACAGATGCCTTTGCAAATTCCGAACCTATAAAAGACATTATGTTTACATCTGTATCCTGTAGCAACTGCTTAGCAACTGGAAGCAATAAACCATAATCTTTTACAGCCCAATTCTTCTGTGCAAACTTTAAATCTTTTTCCTGTAAAGTGTCTAGTTCTTCGAAGTTTAGTAGTTCTAGCTTGTTATCTCCTTCTACGTTGTACTTTCCTGTTCTAGAATTTACCTTCTTAACTCTACATAAATCCTTTAAGCTTCTTCTTCTTCTCTTCCATTCCTTTATTTCTCTTTCCTGTTCTTCTGTTAAAAGGAATCCTCCTCTTTCGTTTACAGCTCCTAACTGTCCTGTTTCTGGACTAGCATTGGATATTAAATGCTTATTAGCATATTCTTGTTCTGCTTCCGTTAGCTTCAAGCCGTTTAGGCACTTATTTAAAACTCTATTAGGCTTTACCTTTTCATCTTTTTCCACTGCATTTCCATTTTTTGCAGCATTATTTATATCCAAAGCTTCTTCTGCCTCTGCTATCTTTAATTCTTTTGTTAAATTTGTTATTTCATCTGCTATTTTCATAGCATCATCAAGCTTTCCTTCATTTTTTAAGTTCATCATGCTTAATGTCTTGTCATTTATTTTCTTTCTTAATTCTGTGGATAGTTTCATTATTCTTCATCTCCTTTTAAATTTTTTGCATTAAAAAACACACTCTCGATTAACATTTCTTTTTGCTTGTCTGTAAGTGTGTTTTCTTTCTTTTCTATTTTGTTTTTACTTGCCATACTGTCTACTTTTGCTTGTAAATCTTTAACTATTCTCTCTATTTCCAACTGGCTTATAGTGTTTTCTTCCTTTGGTTCTATTTCTATATTGTATTTTACTTCTTCTGGAATATTAGAATATTGTAAATTACTTGCACAATTTTTAACGGTTATTTCATCTGTTATTTCTACATTAAAATATTCTTTTGCCTGACTTCCTTTTAGCCATGTTTCTGCATCTATCATTTTGGATATTTCAGAATCCTCTACTTTAGCCTTACTCTTGTATGTATCTAATATTGCGGTTTGGATATTGTCTAGCACATCTGCCTGTTTTCTAAGGTCGTCTGCAGTTCCACTAGCATAGCAAGAAGGCTTGTGTATCATTAAATATGCATTGGTTGGCATTTTTATTTCATCGCATCCGAATGCTATAATACTGGCACTGGATGCTGCAATCCCATCTACTATGGCAGTTGTTTTTGCGTTATGGCTCTTTAATATATTAGATATTGCAATGCCCGCAAACACATCTCCACCTAAACTGTTTATTCTTACATTTACATCTTTATTCTCTAAGCCTTTTAGCATATCTCTTATGCTAGATGGATATGTATTGTAGTCATTTAAACCGTCCCAGTCCCATCGCCATGAGTCGTCTAAAATATCTCCAGATATTATTATTTCTGCATTATCTGCATTATTCTTTATTTGTATCATTTTTTTCTTCACCTCCCTTCGCATTGTTATACCTGTCATATGCCTTTCCTATTTCTTCTAATCTTACATAGGAACCATTAACCATAACAGTGTCCCCTTTATCTATCTTCGGCATTCCTAAATAGTTTCTAGCTTCGTTAACCTGGTATACAGATGCCTGTACTAATCTTGCTAAGGAATCTGCCTGTGTCTTTAAATCTCCACGCAAAATAGAAGCTACGTTTATTTCAAAATTGTAGCCCTTGTTTCTTTCTTCTTCTGTTAGCATCTTGTAGTTAAATTCTTCTTCATATAGCGTTATTATGTATAAAAGTGTATCTACATAGAATGTCAGATTCTGCATTTCACTGTTTGCATAACTAGATTTTTCATAATCGTTCAAATGGTTTGGTTTTATCCCAAATGCTGCTGCTATCTGCAATGCACTATATTTCTTCAATTCATAGAACTGGCTATCTGTAAGTTTTAAATCTAACGGTGTTATATCCATTCCAAAAGGTAACGGTATAAATCTTTCACTGCCACTTGTAGAAAAAGTGCTTAGTTCTTCTACTAACTTCTTCTTTTTTGCTCTATCTAGATCCCCTGTATATTTAATAATTGCATTTGCAGTTAATCCATTATCGTACAACTCATTCAAAAATTGAGAAGATTTTTTAGCACCATTAAAGGCTGTGTAAAGTGTCTCTCTTACAGACTTCCCAACTATTCCATCTTCGGATAGTCCACCTTTTAGATGCAATATCTCCTTGTCCGAGAATAGTATTGTCTTAGAACTATTGGGGATTTGGTACTCATAAATAAAGGTATCTGCATTCATTATGTTGTCGTTGTCGATAATTATTTTCATTTGTGTTGGCTTTAATGGGTAGATACCTACAAGCTTTCCCTTGTTATCAAATTTTAGCCATGCATAAGCATTTCCATAGTGGTTCCTATTGTATTCCATTAATGTTTTAAAAGTAGATGGAGACATATAAGGATTAGGTCTTGTTCTTAGACATTTTAAAGAACTGTTGTTATAAACTTTGTTCCCGTCCCCGTCTTTTAGGTTTATAGAAAGCTTTCCCATGTTCTCTGCAAGGACTTTTAAGCAAGTGTAGTAGGTTATCTCCTGTATATCGTCAATGTCGCTCAGGGACTTTCCTGTAAGTTCAAAATAGGCATTTACATCTGACAATTTTCTTTCTTGTGGCACTTCTTCTCCAATATTAAATATTTTCTTTATTATTCCCACTTTTCCACCTCCTCTCTTTTTTGCATTAAAAAAAGACAGTTTAAAGACTTGCCTTTGGTCTAGTTTTTCTTGTTTTATATACCTATTGCTCTATTTTCTTCTTTAACATATATATCAAAGTATGTTTCCTGCTTGTCTCCATTCCTTGTAAACTCACAGTATCTACCGTCGGAAATAGTTGTGCTCATTAAAATCTTGTTGTTTTGCAAGGTCTTGCAAGACCATACTACGTAAATATCTTCTAAACTTAAAGAAATATTAAATTTTTCTTTATAATATCCTATTAAAAATTCTTTACATTTTTTTTGAAATTTATAACTATCCATTATCTATTTTCTCCCTTCATTCTGTACACTTTTAATTCTTCTGTTTCTAGTGTTAGCTTTATTTTAAATTCTTTTTCCATTGTTTGCCTACTTCCCTACACAAATCTCTACCTTTGCAATAAGCTCTCCGTCTGTTCCTATATGAAACTCACAATCTCTAACATCTTTTATTTCTGTTCCATTTATTTTAAATTTTATTATTTCATTGCGTTCTTTATTGCATTCCCACTCTAGATTATTTATATTTTCCATTGTTTTACCTACTTTCTTAAATTACTAATCATATCAAACCAGTCGTCTACATCCTCGTTTGCGTTGTATTTGTAGTTATCTTTGTTTAGGAAATATAATTTCCAAGCATCTATTACTGCATCTACAAGGTCTATTCTTCCGTTTTTCTTTTTATCTACCTTTATTTCTCCAAAACTATTAACATCTGTAGTTGCATTGCTACAAGACCATAAGAATAAAGCATCATTTCTGTTAAATTCTATTTGTTCTCCTTTTACAGAAAGCTTAAAGTCTACTGTTGCATCATTTAGGCTTTTTGCGGACTGCACAATCTCTGTAAGGTCGCATCCCAAGAAATCCAAATCCGAAATAAAAGCTCCTGCATTATGTGGGTCATAGCCACAATCTATAAACTTCAAATTATATTTTTCTTTAATTTCTTTTAAGTATTGCACTATAAACTTATAATCTGTCTTTATTTCACTTGCCCCGTATGTTAAAGTTAACAATCCTTTTTCTACCCACAACCTATAAGGGACTTTATCTGTTCTCTCATGCTCCAGTAATCTCTGGTTGGGCATAAATGAATGGCAATGTATAAATGCTTTATCTTCTGCAAGTGGGAATAATAAGGCTATACTTGTTAAATCACCGCCGCTAGATAAATCTATTCCTAAGTAACATTCTCTGCCTTCCATATCTTCTAGGGTCTTGTCAGACTTGCATTTTAATAGCTTGTCATGGTCTAGCAATAAGTTACCTGCATTTGTAACCCACATATTAAGGTCTTTAGTCATAAAGTTTACTAAATCTTCGCCCTGTTTTTCCTGTGCTGAATTATATTTTTCTCGCATTTTGTCTATCATTTCTTCGTTGTAGGTATCATCCGGATTCCATAAAACAAGTGGATTTGCCTTTGCCCATACTCTGTAGTCGGACAAGTCATCCTCTTCGTCTGGCTCGCAAATAAAAACGAATTGCGTTTCTTTTTTAAAATTCCCAAGCACAACATTCTTGCACATTTGGTAATGTTGGTGGCAAGGTCCATCTATTGTAAATCCAGCAGTTGTTATAGAAAGAGTTAATGCACTAGGCACATTTTTCTGTCCATCGAACAGCAAAGAATACATTTGATTTGTTTGATGAGCATGATACTCATCTACAACAGATAACACTGTACGGAAACCATCTAAAGACTTTGTATCTCTACCAACAGATTTAATCTCTGTCCCAGTTACAAGGCTCTTAATAGTTTTGATGTGATCCGTTATTTTATACAATTCAAAAATGTTTTTATCTGCTCTTATAAACTTTGCTATTTCATTCCAAACAATGTTAGCCTGGTCTTGTTTAGTTGCTCCTAGAAGGATTCTACCTTCCTTGTACTTCGTAAATGTGGACCAGTTTATACCTTCTATTCCACTTAAAAAAGACTTACCATTCTGTCTACCAATCTGAATGTAAGCCTCTTTAAATCTGTTTGTATTATTATTTTTTTTAAACCAACCATGTAGGTTACCAATTATAAAGTCTTGGAATCCCCTAGTCTTTAAAGGTTTAGATTCTTCCCCTTCCATTATGGTTAGTGTGTTTGCTATGTCTATAAACTTTTCTGCTTCTTCTACATCAAAGTAATATTCAAAGTCATCTTTCTCTTGCCGTTCCAAGTCCTCTATAAACCTTTTACAACAAGCTATTTCGGTTTTCCCTTTTAATATTTTCCCATTTACTACCTTTTTGGCATATTCTAAAGCTCTGTTTTGCATTATATGTATTTCAAGAATGGATTATCTTCCTTCTTGTCTCCCTTTGGAACTACAAGTCTAAGTCTATCCGAGATGGCTAGTCCTAACTTCCCACTACACTGCATTATAGTTTCTACTTGCATTTTCTGTAATCTATAATACTTTGGCTTTAGTTCCATGTCCATTTCTCTTAAGTCTTTTGTTATTTCTATATACTGTGAATATGCCTGTGTGTATACAGCTAAGACAGATAAGTCTAAGTTATCTAGGAGGTTTAGTTCTGTATCTTGTAGCTCCTTAACAACTCTCTTAAACTCTTTTTTTGCGTCTTTATCTAACCAAGTAGGTGGTTTTAAATCGCACTTGGTTTTTAACTTTTTTTCAAGCTCTTTTTTTTCTTTTATTTTTTCTTTTCCAATCTTTCCTGTACTAACAACAGATAATTTGGGTGGTCTCCCTCGTGCCATTTTATCAACTCCTTTCTTAGTCTAATTGTAAAATTCAGGAGGCATCTTTTTTTGTCTTTATATTTAAAGGTGTAATAATATGTTTTTTATTTTTAAGGAGGTATATTTTTTTAAATCAGAAATGCATTTTTTTGATGCCCCTCAATTTTACAATTATTCTTTTTTCTGTTTTCCCAAAGTTTCTTGTTTTTTGCCAATCTGTTTTTTGCTAATTTCTGGCATTCTCGAGAGAAACCTCCAGATGTGGTCTATAAGGAGTTAGGTTTAAACAATTTTTCCCTCCCCCTTCCCCTACTGTAAGGGTATAGCCCCTTACACGCTAGAGAAGTGTGTAATTATTTTTTGTAACAGACTTTGCAGCTCAGCCTTGGCTGTCCCTCCCAGGCTATATATTGTTTCTATTTCTTTATGGCTACTGTTAGACAAAGGAATTAGATTGTCCTCCACATAAGCAAGGTCTGGTCTTTCTCTGTACGGAATAATATGGTGTACCATATCCGCCTTTACCATCTCCCCCTTAGTGTAATATATATATAAATCTATTGGATGTTTTTTCCTTACTGCTTGGCTAAGCTTGGTCCACCTAGCCCCTCCATAGAAATCTCTATGCTCTTTAGTTCTTTGTGGTGGTGTGTATGCTTCCTCACACTCCTTACATCTTATTTGGTTAACTGGTATCTTTTTACCGCATCTACATAATTTAGTTAGCATATCTATCCCCCTTTTATTTGCCTACCCTTATAGATTATACAAGGAGTACCCTCCCGTTTATTAATCGGTACCCCCTATATATAATCCGCTATAATAGTAGTCTAACACACAAAGTGTATCCATTTTGTATCCATTTTGTATCCATTTTGTATCCATTTTGTATCCAAAGTGTATCCAAAGTGTGTAACCTGTATCCACAGATTTATCCACAACTAAGCTACACCCCTTGATTTAACTGGCTTCATAATTTTCTAATACATTTCTAAAGATATCTACCAGTTTATCTTTGTCTGTGTAGTACTTCTTTCTGCTTATGCATAACCTCCTTGCTATATTAGACTTACTATCCCTACAGTTAGTAACATACTGTGCATTAAATAATCTCTTTAGGTCTGCGTCTAACTGGCTAAGAGTCATGTCTATAAGTTTTTTCTGTAGTTCTTGCATTCTTAACCTGTAGTTTAATTTAGCTAACTTCTTCTCTTTGTTTATAACTGCATCTGCCGTTGGATCTCCTGTATGATTAGGTGCCCCTGGCATTCCACTATAATCTATTGCTTTTATATTCCCTATGTTATCTTCTGTATCTTTTATCTCTATCTTTATTCTCTCTATCTCTATTGGCATTCTACAGTATCTATATAGAATAGCCTCTGTTTGTGCATATGTTAAAATAACAATCCCTCCTCATAGTAGTATCCTTTTTCTAAAAAGGTACTACCTATTGGTATTCTTTACTTTACTTTACTTTACTTTACTTTACTTTGTTCATTATTGTATGCAGAAACCCTAGTTGAACGGAGTTATTGCATACATAAACCCCACCTGAGTCGAGTTATTGTATACAGAAACTCCATTCAATCGAGTTATTGTATGCATTAATTAACTTAATCCAGTAGCTCTTCTTCTCCTACAAAGCTATAGAATCCCCACAATCTATACTTATTATCCTTAATCTCTAGCACTCTTCTCTCTGTTTGTGGTGTCTTTATATGTCTTACTATGTCCCCTATCTTGTACTTCATTCTATCTATTACCTACCTTTCTTCCGCCCCAGTTTCTTATTATCTGCCAGTCTACTATTACTCCATTTGTTCTAATAAATCCAGCTTCCTTTGTTTCTTTTATTTCTAGATCTAGATTTGTTACTTCTCTTTTTATTGTTCCACCGTCTAATCTTTGGAATGCATAGATCTTATACTTATGTTTCTTTGCAAGTTCTAATGCGTCCATGTATAGTTTTAATAAATTCATTTTTCTAATCCTCCTTTACTTGCTCCACATATAATAAATTTCTTCGTCTTCTTCAATGTCTAAGTCAGGAATCCATTCGCTAACTATTTCATCTTTGTTAGAGAATGGAATATCATCTAATTCATTAATTTGTATTTCTTGTAAATAGATAAAACTGTCAATCGGAAGTCCATCTTCATTTACATATAGTTCTTCAACTTCGCCTTTCATATTTTCTAAATCTTTGAGGGCTTCTTCTCTTGTTGTGAAAAAATTTCCCTCTATATTTTCATCATAAGATACATAACAAAGTCTGTATAGTTTGTCTATTTTCATCGTTAATCCCTCCTATACTTTAAATCTTAATCCACATATAGTAGGCATCCTCGGAATCCCATGTCATTTTTTCATTCTTATTTTTTAAATTTTTCGCATCAAGTTCTGCCAGTTCAAATCTCATTTCAAGATATTTTTCAGATTCGTATAATGTAGTATTTACGACGTAATAAAAATGAATGACCGCTTGAGAAATCAAGCTTCCCGACCAATCATATGTTTTTCTTGATAATTCCACAATCACCTTTCCTGCTTGAAATTCTATTTTAAAGTCACGTACATTATTAAAATCTAAATTTTTTAATATCGTTTCTTTTAGTGTTATTTCTCTTTCATTCATAATCAATCCTCCAAACATATTTCTTTAAAATATGGTAACTCTTCTATCCAGTCACAAACATCGTGCCACTCGTATAACTTATGATTCTTTCGTGCGTGATAGATATTCAACAACACTTCGTAATTCATTGTGACTGTTCGTTTTTGGTTGTAACTTGACGGTAACAATTCTATCATCGCTCTCCAGTATTGTTTGTCTTTTGTTTCGTTGAATTTATTTCTTAAAACATTTAATCTGCTTTTTACTTCTTCTATTTCCTTTTCTATTTCTTTAATGCCCATAATTATTATCCTCCTGTAATATTAACCAACCTATATACTTTCTTGCTTTCTCTAGATCCTCTACTCCGTTTTTCTTGTATGCTCTAAGGATATATTTTATTGCATTGCCGTATAAGAATCCTTTGTACTGTTCTTTTCCCATAACTTCTTGCATTATATCTTTAACTTCTAGGTCTACCCCCTTAATGTTTAACTTATAATGGTTTGGCTTTATATTATTTGTTTCTTCTTTCATCTATTATTCCTCCTTAAAATGGTACGTCATCATCTTCTACCGCTGAAAACCCAACTGGTGTAGCCCCTACATCTGCATTCTTTGCACTTTCTAAACCTTGTACATTTCTTGCCTGCACCTTAGTAAATGTCTTTTTTTCTCCGTCCTTCTCATATCTTTCTACTCTAACGGATCCGACCACTCCTACAAGTCTGCCCTTTGTAATATAGTTACTTACATACTCTGCACTCTTTCCCATTACTTCTACTGGTATAAAGTCTGTTGGATAATTTCCCTCTTTATCTTTGTAATCTCTGTTTACTGCTATTGTAAACTTAGCTACTGCTGTTCCTGACCCTTGTATATATGTAAGTTCTGGATCTCTTACTAATCTTCCTACTAAAGTTACGTTGTTTATGCTCATTTCTACTCCTCCTTAATCTAAATAAATGCTTTTTATCTCAAACAAGGTGTTTATTTTCAACCCTGTCGTACCCTCCATCCATTTTGATAATGCATCTTTAAGCCTTCTTGCAGTTAACATATTTTTACTTTTCCCTACCACTATCCATAAACCATCAACACGAACTCTAACTTCAAACTCGAGTTTTTCATTCCTTAAATAAGACATCTCTATTATTACTGGATTTATTATTAATTTCTCTTCACATTTAATTAAATACATTGTTCTATCCCTCCACTCCAAGTAAATATTTCTTAATTCTTTCTTTTCCAATTTCTTTTATTGCTTTTTCTGCCATATTTACACTTTCAAAGTAGTATGCTCCCATCTCTATTTCGTTACAGTCGTAAGATTCTAAATATGGTATAAAATCATCTTCTGCATATGAGTAGAAAATGCAAACATTGTTTTCATTCGGGTTGTAAGCTTTAGAGTATTTTTTAAGCTCTGTAATAACCTTTCTTCTTTCTAATTCAGATTCGGCCTCTTCCCTTGTCTTAAACGCGTTGCCGATTCTAAATGCATTTAAATCTATTTCGTGTCCTTTATATTCCCAGTGCCTTATATCCCCAAAGGCACTTATTGTATAAAATTCATCTCCTATTTTAAGCTCCCATTCCTTAGGTTCTTCTTTGTATATTCCTATACTTTCCTTAAGGCTCTTAAGTTCTTTTTCAATTTTGTTTAAATATTCTTCTAAATCGTCTAAGGTATAAAAATCTTTCATTTTTCTATTCTCCTTTTTCTAAAATTTATATTGTTACTTCTAGATTTCCATCCACTAATTTATATTTGTATCCTTCTTCTGCCAATTCTTCTAAGCACATTTGCAGTGGATTTAAAAGCTTATCCTTATAAGTTATCTCTTTAAAAACAACACAAACTACCTTCCCAGAAAGTTCTGTTAATTCCTCACATTCTATGTACTCAATCCTGTGTCCTCCAACGATTTCCTTTACCATTCTGACTTTAATTTTTTCTAAATAATTTATTTTTACTTCTAGTTCTTGCAATCTTGATAAAAGCCCCCAATCCTCAAAAAAATTTCTCTCTCCAATTTCTATTCTATCTTTAATTTTTTTATTTATTTTAAATAAAAAAAACAAAGTTAAAATATTCATGCATAATGCTATAGTTGTTATTATAAGGTTTCTCATTTTCTACTCTCCCTTTCTAGTTATAAAATTCTATATTTTTAATCGTTATATCAAATGTTCCATCTTGATTTTGTCTTAACGAATATTTCATAGGATCCTCAAAATCTTCTAATAGTCCTTTAATATCAAATCCTGTATTAGTTTTAATTGTTCTTCTCTTAAGTTTTTTCTCCACCCAGTTTTTATCTATTTCAAAATCTTTATTTACACTAGCATCTTCCAGAACCTCTTTGTATATCTGCTTTCTATAATCATCTTCGATTATTTCTTCTGCAAATTTTTCTGTGTTTATTGAGTTATCTTCTGTAAGTGTGTAGTTTAAAAGGCTTTCTATTTCTTCTATTTTCTTTAAATCATCTGGGTAGGCATTTTGGCTCCAGGCTTTTGTCTTTTCTGCAAACTTTTTAGTGCAGTAAGAGTTATCTATTATTTTCTTAACATCTAAAAACTCTGTCACAAAGCCAGAATCCGTATCATTTTTTTCGGCTGCCTTATCTAGAACTCTTAGATGCCATTCATCATTTACCCCACTTACTCCTATTATTGCAGCATGTACAATCTTCTGTGATTCTTGTATTGCATTTTCATTGGCAACCATTTTAACCAACACTTTTTCAGTGTCTTTATTGTATGCTATTTCATGTGTATACAACTTTTTATAATCAAGTTTAATAATAGCTACATATTTTTGGTCTTTATGTGTAAATAGCACTACTGCTAAATCGCAAGAATCTAGTTCTGCATTTATCCCTATGTTTTTATAAAGCTTACTTGCTACCCCTTGTGTACTTAAAGCAAAGGAGTTTTTATCGTAAATTATATGGTCGGCACATACCCTTACTTCATTTTCATTGTAATTATTAAAAGTAGCCTTTCTTAGATCCGTATCTCTTAAAATTCTTTTAATAATTTTTTGGTAAAATGTATCTAATTCAGGGGAAATAACATCTTCAACATCATTTAAAACTGGCACTTCTGCGTCTTTATCCAGTACATGTACTATTGCCTTGTTAATTATCACTATTTATCTCCTCCTCTCTTAAAAAGTAACCTTCCACTTTCTTTTTCTATTAATCTTGTTAAAAACCATTTTCTTTTCTTCGTAGAAATCTGTATTTTCTTTGTATTTTCCCGTATTTTCTTTATTCTTTTGTTCAAAAAAATCCATATATTCTGTGCAATGTGAATGGCATCCAACAGTTCTGTCTTTACAGTTATAGCAAGGCACTCTTTTATCCATATTGTTAAATATCATTGGCTTTATTCCCTCCCATGTTTGCTTTAAAGTAAGTTAATATTTGTCTTATCTTTTCTTCTGTGGCTTTTTTGCAGTAGTCTTTTTCTAGATCTATATCTATAATCTTGTACAGTTTATCTCTTCTTTCTAGATCCTTTGTGTATCCATTTATAAGATTGTTTTTTATAATATTTAAGCTATCTTTAGATATAGGCAATGGAAATGTTATATCTCCTCTCTGTGCCGTTAAGACTATACTTTTTCTTTCTGCTATTGCTTTATCTATAAAATCTATTGCTTCTTTTTTCTCCATCTACTCCACTCTTTCTATAAAAATTTCCGCTCTTGGATTTTCCTTATCATATTTCACTCTAGAACCATCGTGAGAAACGATTATTCGGCTGTTGTCGTCCTTTAGAACACCACAGTCGACTAATATATCATTTGTGGCATTTAAAAGGTTTGTGAGGTCTACACGGTGTCTTGTAGGCATATAATAAATTGCCTTTAGATTTACCGGATAATCTATGCCTTTTCTATAATTACCTGTAATCTGTTTCCTACAGTCCTTTTCATATCTTACAAACTGTTTGCTTGGAAGTAAGTAAGGTCTGCTTCCATTGGTAACAATCCTCCCATTATTTTTTTTGGTTATTGGTTTTCCGTACAATACAATTTTCATTTTTCTTTTTCTCCTTATTATTTTTTTAGCCTGTAGTTTATTCCAGGCATATTTATTACGTAACCGTTAGCCATCTCTACTATCCTACTTGCTATGGCTTCATCTATCTTTTTAAGGTTTTCTACACTTAGTTCCGAAGTTACTATTAGCTTCCCGCCAGATAGGTATCTATGGTTTACAAGTTCAAACATTGCATTTATATCTGCGTCTGTTACTTTGCCTTTAAATAGATCATCTATAAACAAAATTTCCGCATTCTTTACTTCGTTTATTAGTTTTTGGTATTCTTCTTTATCCGTAATTGATTGCTTTAACTTGCTTATAAATGTTCTGTAATCTATGTATATTACTTCTTTTCCTTGCTTTAACAAGTTATTGGTAAGTGCCATTGCTAAGTGTGTTTTCCCACTTCCTACTTGTCCTGTAAACAATATGCTATGTTCTTGTATCTTCTTTTCCGTAAAGAAATCCATAACACATTTTTTAAGCATGCTGTGCTTTTCTGTAATCTCTTTAAAGTTTCCAAATCCTTTATCTCTAAAAGTCTTTGCTATGTGGGAGTTTGCTATTCTTCTTTCATGCTGTCTTATCTTTCTGCACTCGCAGTCCTTTGCCCATTCTTTTCCGTCCTGATCTATTACAAATATAAATTCTCTATCTTTGCATTTTGGGCATCTATACTGTTTTTCTTCCTCCAGATTAAGAGAAGTCGAGGATTGGGATTGTTGTTGTTTCTTCTTGGCTTCCACTATCCTTTGTATTCTCTGTTCCATTGCTTGTATATCCACCGTTGTTTGCACCTCCAGATTCTCTATACTTACCTTCTAGCACCTTTACAAAGTTATCAGGCTTAAGTATCCAGTCAAACTCTGCCTTCCAGCCGTTCTTTGCTTTATAGCCTTTTAAGAAGTCCGACTTTCCTACTTCTTCTATACATTCCAATACCTTTTCTATTCCATATTGATTTATTCTTGCTCTTAGCATCTTGTACCTATTAGTACCTGGATTTATTACTAATAGTCTTGTAAGATTATCTATTGCATTCCATTTTTCTTTTATAGAATTAATATCTTTTTCTGTAATGCCCCTCTTCGTACTATCTTCCGTAGTACAATTGTTAGTACCAATAGGTACTCTTTTACTTTCCTTTACTTTACTTTCCTTTACTTTACTTTCCTTTACTTTACTTTGTTCATTACTGTATGCAGAAACCCCCTCTGAATCGAGTTTCTGTATACATAAACTCTGTTCAATTGAGTTATTGTCTACATTAATTCGCTTTAGGTAGGGTTTCTGTCTACAATAATTCTCTAACTTTTCGTCCGTGCTTATGTCTATATCCTCTCTTATTGCATTCTCTTTTCTCCGTTCTGTTGCAGTTAGAAATCTTCTCTGTATTCCAGTAGAAGTGAGGATTCTTTCTTCTTGGAAGACTTCCTTACAAAAGAATCCAACCTCTAAAGCTTTTTCTACAACTGCACTTACATCTTCTTCTTCCATGTCTAAAGAGTCGGAAATTAAGAAATTCATATCGTCATTCCACTCCAGGTAGTAGCCTTCGTCCCGGTATATAAGGCTTAGTAGATCTATTATTACTACTACGGACTTAACCCCACAACTTCTGACTATTCTTCTTGTCTTTATATCTTCCAGGAAGTTTACATCTAACGGAAAGTAATCTAATCCATTTTTAGTTGGTCTAGCCATTTTAAAATTTCCTTTCTAATATTTGTAATGCAGTTTAAAAATTTGTTCTGTGGTCCTAAGCAGGTCCTCTTCTGTATATCTTTCTATAAACTTATTTTTCTTCTGCCATTCTAGTTTATTTATTGCTAGCATTACCGCTTTTTTATATGTAATCATATTTTTTTTACCTTATATATCTAGCTTTTCTTGCCCGTTTATTTCTTCTAAAACTTCTCCTGTTTCTGGATCTATTTTCTTCCCTGTTTCCTTATCTTCTACGGGCTCAAACTCATCAACTTCAACAAAATCAACGTTTATGCTTTCATCTTCTACTTCTGTCATGTCCTCTTTTATTTCATTTTTCACTGTTTCGTCGGAATTTAATGCATTGCCCACTTCTATGGAAATTGGTGCATACTTTAATAGCTTTTTAAGGACTGTTTTCTTTGCCATTTCGTCAAAATCTGTCTGCCATGGACCATTACTAAATGTCTTAGACTTGTTCTTTGCATGGCTTAAAACTTCTTCCTTAGTCATGTATACAAAGCTGTATCCGCCTTCTCTTAGGTGGTATACTGCATAATATCCAACTGCCTCTCCTCTATCTCCCTTTAGTAAAGGTGTATGGCTTAACTTCTGCTCTAGTCCATACTCTATGTTAAAATCATCATTTTCATGGACTGTGTGTGCGTATAGCATCTTTATTTTTCCACTTCTTTGTGCTAACTCTAGTAAACCTTTATAACCAACTTGGAACTGTACCTTGTTCCCATAAGGAATAAGATAGGCTTGTCCTAAAGGAGTATTAGGCTCTAGTCCTAACTGTGCGCTCTGCATCATTGCTGCTAAAAAACTTGTAGGCTCACACCTTTGCAGCTTTGGATTTCCATTAAATGCTGTAAGTACAACTCTTTGGAAACGTTCCGAAGATACCATGCTTGGAAGCGCCTTTGCTATCTGCTCGCTCATCTGGTTAAGTAGTTTGCTCATTCCACAACTTTCTTTTTCTTTAGACTGGATAGATCCAGTTGCCTTACTCTGTAATTTATTCTTTAAATTTGTATTATTTGCTGCCATTTATCTTCCCTCCTGTAATATTCTCATTATCTGCTCTGCTTTTGCCTTTGCTTCTTCTTTTGTTTTAAAGCAGTTGCCCAACTTGTATAACTGTTCGTGAACATTCCAGGCTCCATAATATACGTCCGATGAAATGTTGCCTGTGGGATTTATGAAAAAGAATTTTTGTCTATCTTTTGGAACCCATTTTACTTTTGTGTTTTTAACAATCCTTCTTACATCTCCGAAGCTATATCCTTCTTTTTTTAGCAATAACATCATTACCGCTTTTTCTAGATCTTCTTTATCATCTCTATGCCTTGTAACCTCTATATCATCCCCAGATAATACAGTCCCGTCATACGTAGGTTTTATATTGCTAGTGTCTTTTTTGGGAATGTTTTTATTCAGCATAGCTGTCTTTCCCCAATCTATCATCTCAGGTGTAAATTCATAATAAAAACCACCATCAAAGCTTATTAAATCAACACCATGATAATTAGTAGTTTCTCTAACTGTATTTACCGCTTTTCTCATGCCAGGGACAAATTTGTCGTTGTCGTAAATTTCACCATGTATCAAATCATCTTTAATGTATACCTTGTCTCCGCTTTTCAAATCTCTTATTGGGTTCATTTTTTCATTATCATTATTTATGTTACTAGTGTCTTTTCTTGCAAGCTTTTCACTTATTTCTATAGCTTTCTCCCAGTCAATCATTTCTGATATATAAACCTTATCCCCCACTTTTAAATCTTCAATTCTCATTTTTACTCCTCCTACTTTACTGTAAATCTTCTGTAACTACTTGTATTTGTGTACTTTGCGTATATTTCTGGATGCTCTAGCTTTATAGCCTTGGAATCTAAACTTGTTCTAGTGGATGTTTTCCAAGTTATTTTATGTTCTCCTAAGCTTGCTTGCTCATTTCCTTGCATTTCTACTTGCAGGGTTTGTTCTATCTGTTTAATCTCTTTTTCTATTTCTTTCTTGTTATTTTTAAGTTCTAAATATTTATCTATTAGATCTTGTCCTCCTGGAAGATAATCTAGGCTTATCTTTTCTCCATTGGAGTTGGAGTACTTATCCTTTAAGTAATCCGAATACTGGCTACTTCCGTCTGGCTCTGGCACCTTATCCCCCTTTACATACTCTTCCCAAAACTCTTTTTCTATTGCCATTAGGTAGTTTATAGTTTCTTGGTCTCTTTCTAAAATATGTATCTTAAAATCTTGGTTACCTATTAATGCTGCAATATAGCACCTATCCGCTCCAGTAACTGCCATATAGTGCATACACTGTATTTCATAGTGTGGTGGAACTCCCTCCGCCCACTCCTTTGTAGCAAAGCTATTAGTTGTCTTGCACTCTAGTATTGCATTTTCTCCAACTACTTGTCTGTCTATATTAGCAAATGCAAATGGGTAATTATCATTCCTTAAAATTCCGTTTAGGTTGCGTACCTTCTTGCCTGTTTCTTCTGTAAACAAATCTGCAACTAACTGTTCTAGTCTGTTTCCTAGCTCCATTCTAAAGCTTGTAGAATTGTCTATTGCATTGCTTGTCTTGTCCAAATACACATTTAAAGGGCTTTTCCATGGATTTATTCCAGCTACTGCACTTGCATCACTCCCGCCTATGCCAGACTTTCTACATTTAAGCCAGTCCTCTCTCTCCATATCTTTTGTGTCTATATCTACATAACTGTCTATATACTTTCTTTTCATTTTTACCTCCTATAAAAACGTTTCTCTTAACTCTTTACTTTTTATAAGGTTAAGCAAGTTGTCTCCTTCTGGTGTATCCAGTTTTTCTATCCTTTTAACTTTCTTATCCTTAGGATCTAGCCAAACCATTCTTTTAGTAGAATCTCCTATGCTATCTTCGTATTTGTTAAAAGCCTCTACAGTTGCTCTAAAGTTTTCTGCTATCTCTCCACTTCTTATATATGTATCATATAAGATTGCCTTTTTTCGCATTTCTTCAAACTCTTGGTATTGCACGGTTACACTCTCCTTAGTCCTATTATATTAACGTGGTTTTGGAAGCACTCTCTTACCCCTTGTTTGCTTATAAAAGTTAAATAATACCTATTAACCCCTATAAGCTTTAATCTTTTTCTAGATTCTAGGTTTTCTCTCTTGTCTACAAATAGGTCCACTACTATATATTCTTCTTCCATTTCTAAGTCCTTAAAATTATAATCTTCTCTGCTTCCATACTTTAAGGGGGTTCTTCTATATCCATGCTCGATTCTTTTTTTCTTTTTTGCCACCTTTCTACCTCCTTACTTATTAGTCCATCTAAGGTACATACATATGTACTCTAGTATTATTAAGAACCCGTATTTTATTGCCCCTAGTGCATTTACTGCTATTCTTTCTATGCTCATTTCTGTGCACCTCCTAAAAACCTGTTATCTGCCTGTTATACATATAAACTTCTTCCATTAAAGCCTTTGGCAATGTATGGTTTTCTATTATTCCTATTGCTTCTTCTAGGTTCTTTCTCTTTATTGCCTTATAACTGTCTAGGTCATATTCTCTTTTAACCTGTGTATGTATATCTCTAAACACCCTACTTCTTAAAGACTTATTATTATACGCTGGAGATTTATAGCCGCCTAAGTGCTGCACTGCCTTCTTTCTTACCGCTTTTGTTATTTCCTCGCACTCGATATTAAATAATGGTGCATTGTCTTTAAACTCTTTAAATTCCTTTGCGTTTTGTTCTACCTTTTCCTGCGTTTGTGTTACCCTTCTATCCATTGTTAATATTGCTCTTATTTCTGGGCTTGCATTTGTTAATGTAAGGCTGTTTTCTTTAAGCTTTTCTTCCAATGTTTCTATATACTTTATTACTGCCTTTCTTACTGCTCTGCTTTCTCTTACAAGTACCTGCTTTGCTTGGCTTAGTGTAAGGTTAAACATTGGCTGTTTCTTATTTTGAGAATTTATGTAATAGGACTCGGAAATTTTTCCGTCTCCTATTTCTTCTTGAAATTCGTTTCTTACTATTTTTAGTAAGTCATAATGCTTTAATTCTTTTTTGCCTTCTATCTCATTTCTGAAATAGTTTATCTGTTCTACTAACTCTAAAGATGTTATTGTTTCCTTTGTTCCTACGTTTAATAAATCGTTCATAACTGTACCTCCTATCCTTCCCACTTGCATTTACGCAAGATTTTCATTAAAAAAAATGTTCATTACTTCTGCATCGTTTAAATCCAGCTCTTTTCTTATAATTTGGATTTCATTTCTTGTAAAATCACTGGCGCCATTTATTTTCCTATACAACGAAGATTCGCTTATTCCAAGCAACTTAGCTAGTTTATTGTTGTTTATTTCCTTTTTCGCCATATGATATCTTAATAAATTTTTGTCTGTCAAATCTTTTCACCACCTTTTACTTTTCTTGCGTTACTGCAAGTTCTTTAATTACATGATAACACCGTTTTTTTATATTGTCAATGCGTTTATGCAAGTTTTTTTTTATTATTTGCTTTTTTTCTTGCGTTTATGCAGTTTTTCTGCTATAATTAGAAGTGTAGAAAGGAGGTGAAAAAATGAGCATAATAAAAGAAAACAGATTGAAATTAGGATTGACAATGGCTGAACTCGCTAAAAAAGTAGGTGTTAGTGAAGGTACAATTTCTAGATGGGAATCAGGAGATATAGCCAATATGAAGCAAAATAATATTATTTCCGTTTCAAAGGCACTTGATATTTCCCCTTTAGATCTATTAGAATTTGATACTGTTGAGCAAACCAAGAAGAATGGTTTTGCTTATAAACTATTTCCTTGTTCTATTTCTGCTGGAGCCCTAGAGTTAATAGAGGGCGTTACAGATTATAAGTTAATAACTATTGCAGATACTATAATGGGCAAGTATGCTGGAAAGAAGGATATAATACTTTTAAAGGTTAACGGAGATAGCATGGATAAGGTTATTCCTAATGGTTCTTTAATAATGGTTGATACATCTAAGAAAAAACTTGATGATATACACAACGGCGATATAGTGGTATTCAGCAATAACGGTGAATACTCTGTTAAAAGATTCTTTGATGACAGAGATAATAAACGTTTACTGTTTAAGCCTGACAGCCACAACGAACTATTTACAACCATAGAAATCAGATATGAATTAGCCTTAGACGTAAGGCTAATAGGAAAAGTTGTAAAATATATAGTTAATCTAGATTAATTACATATTAAAGGAGGGAGTTCTAAGAACTCCCTTTTTTATTGCACTTTTATATTGTATAATAAAGCTATAAAATAAATTTCAAAACGGAGGTTTTATAATGCGTAATAATGGTGGATGTGGTTGCGGCTCTTTTATAGGGCTTGTAGTTCTAATCTTTTTAGGATCTATGTTTTTTAGTTCTTGTGGTAAAAGCGACGAAGAAAAAGCAAGAGAAAAATTGGCAGATTGGAAAACGATAAACTTAGAAAGTGTGAACCCAGAAGATGCTAAGTTTAAAGAAGAATTGCAAAAACTTACAACAGTTCCTATAGAAATAGACTATACAAAGGAAACTAAGTTTATGCGTATAGATTTTAACACTGGGAAGGAAGATGTTTCTAGAGATGATTTGGAAAACTTTGCAGTTGATTCTGCAAAAATGATGGCAACTTTTTATAAAAATAAAAATATAGACAAAGTAGATTTTTCTATGAAAATTAAACTTGAAGATGAGCGAGGACATAAAAATGATATAGTTGGTTCTTACGCAACATACACAAGTGAAAATATGAAAAATATAGAGTATAAAACATGGATAGAAA